GGCGACGGTGATTGCATGCGCGCGTGCGATTGCCGAGGGCTGCGCGCAGGTGCCGGTGAGGTTCTATTCCGGCGATGCGAACGGCCGGCGCGTTCCGCTGCGCAATCACCCGTTGGAGGAGGTGCTTGGCTATCGTCCCAATCAATGGCAGACGTCGTTTGAGTTCCGCGAGACCATGCTGATGCATGCGGTTCTGTGCGGGAATGCGTTTGTGTTCATCAACCGTGTGCGTGGACGACCGGCAGAGCTGATCCCGTTGGAGCCGGGGCGAGTGAGTGTAGAACGGCAGCGCGATATGACGCTGTCCTATCGCGCGACGTTTGACGATGGCACGTCGGTTCTACTCGGCTCGCGGGACATCTGGCATTTGCGTGGCCCTTCATGGAATAGCTGGATGGGGCTTGAGGCGATCAAGTATGCCCGCGAGGCGATCGGGCTCGCTATCGTGACGGAGGAAGCGCATTCGCGGCTTCATGCGCAGGGCGTGCGGCCGAGCGGCACATACACGGTGGATGGCACGCTGACGACCGATCAGCACCGCAATCTGACGAAGTGGATCGAGCAGCATTATGCAGGCGCAGCGAACGGCGGGAAGCCGCTGGTCCTGGATCGCAACGCGAAGTGGACCCCGCTTTCGATGACGGGCGTTGATGCGCAGCACCTTGAGACGCGAAAGCATCAGGTGGAGGAAATCTGCCGGGCGATGCGGGTGATACCGCTCATGGTCGGATACGCAGACAAGACCGCGACCTACGCCAGCGCCGAGCAGATGTTCATCTCGCACGTGGTTCACACCATCACGCCGTGGGCGACGCGATTCGAGCAGAGCGCAGAGGTCGCGCTGCTGGATCCGGAGGAGGATGTTGACATTCGCCTTGACCTCAAAGGGCTGATGCGCGGCGCTGCGAAGGATCGCGCGGAGTATTTTGCCAAGGCGCTTGGTGCGGGCGGCTCGCCTGCGTGGATGACACCGAACGAGGTGCGCGGCGAAGACGGGCTCGATTGGCTGGAAGGTGGTGACGAATTGCCGCGTCCCACGACAAGCGCGCAGCCGACGGAGGCGCCCAATGCAGCGGCTTGATTTTTCGCTCGACGTGAAGGCGCTTGGTGATGACGGCGCGTTTGAGGGCTATGCGTCGGTTTTCAATGTCCGCGACGGCGGCGGCGATATCGTGGAGCCTGGCGCGTTTGCGAAGTCGCTCAAGGAACGCGGTCCGCGCGGCGTGAAGATGCTTGCTGACCACGACCCGACGAAGCGCATCGGCGTTTGGGAGCACTTGGCCGAGGATGATCGCGGGCTGCATGTGCGCGGTCGCTTGCTGATGGAGAAGACTATCGGCAGGGAGGCTTACATTGACCTCAAGGCCGGTGCGCTTGATGGGCTTTCCATCGGCTATCGCGTGAAGGCGGACGGTTACGACGGCCGGCGCCGCGCGCGGATGCTCAAGGAGGTGGACCTGTTCGAGGTCAGCCTGGTGTCATTCCCGATGAATGAAGACGCGCGGGTGACGGCGGTCAAGTCATTGTCGGCGGATGAGATTCGCGAACTGGAGGACAGCCTACGCGACGTGGGCTTTTCGCAGGCGGAGCGCAAGCGCGCTGTGTCGGTCCTCAAGAAGTGGCTCCAGCGCGAAGTTGGAGCGCCGATCACGGCGCCTCGGGACGAGGCGGACGCGGCGGACCTGGCGGAAATCATCCGCCGGAACATCGCAACCCTTTCCTGAGGTCAAAAATGGAAATGGAGATCAAGTCCCTGCTGGAGCAGCAGGGTGCGGCGTTCGCTGCGTTCAAGGCGGCGGTGAACGAGGAGATCGCGCAACTCAAGAGGGGCGCGGCTGATGTGGTGACCACCGACAAGATCACGCGCATCAACGATGCGTTGGATCGCATCGGGGATGAGGTCAAGGCGGCCGGCCAGCGCGTGGACGATCTGGAGGCGAAGGCGAACCGCCTGATGCTCTCCGGCGGCGCCGGCAACGAGACGGAGACGAAGGCGGCGGCGGAGTTCGCGCGTCAGGTCGGGCGCCCGGTCGCCGTGGACGAAATGCGCGCCTACAAGGCGGCACTCTACGGCATGGCGGGGCCGCTGCGCACCACGCGGCCGGGCGAGGCCGAGGCGAAGGCGCTGTCGGTCGGCTCTGATCCGGATGGCGGCTATCTGGTCACGCCGGACACCTCGGGCCGCATCGTGACGAAGGTCTATGAGACCTCGCCGATGCGTCAGGTTGCGGCGCAGATGAGCATCGGCACCGATGCCGTCGAGGGCCTGAATGACCTCGGCGAAAATGGCTTCTCGTGGGTCGGCGAGACCACGACGCGCGTGGAGAATACCACGGCGCAACTCGGCAAGTGGTCCATCCCGGTGCATGAGGCGGTAAGCATCGTCAGCGCCACGCAGAAGGTGTTGGAGGATGCCCGGCTCGACCTGGAAGCGTGGCTGTCCGCGAAGTGCGCGGACCGCATCGCGCGCGGCGAGAATGCGGCCTTTGTCGCGGGTGACGGCGTGTCTCGCCCGCGCGGGCTCACGACCTACACCACGTCGGCGACGGCCGATGCAACGCGGCCGTGGGGCGTGATCGAGCACATCAACACGGGTGCGAACGGCGCATTCCGGACGCGCTCCGGCGACGTCAACCCGGTGGATGACCTGGTGAACGTGGTCTATGCGCTGAAGTCTGCCTATCGCAACAACGCGCGATGGCTGACGTCGCGTGCGGTGCTGCGTGAGGCGCGGAAGCTCAAGGATGGCCAGGGCAACTTCATCTGGCAGCCGGCGGCGACGGCGGGGCAGCCGTCCGCATTGCTCGGCTTCCCGGTGGTCGAGGCGGAGGACATGCCGGCGATGGCGTCCGGCTCGCTCTCGATGGCGTTCGGTGACTTCCGCGAGGCGTATCTGATCGTGGACCGCATCGGCATTTCGCTGCTGCGCGATCCCTACACGTCCTATCCCTACGTGTTCTTCAAGTTCAGGAAGCGCGTCGGCGGCGGCGTGATCAACTTCGAGGCGGTGAAGTTTCTCCGCTTCGGCACCTGATCCCCAACCTCAACCCAAGAGCCCGGCGGTTGAGGCCGCCGGCATCGGCCTGAGGAGGGCCGCACCACATGCGTGACTTGATGAACAACATTGACGTGAAGCGGGCCATTTCGCCTGTGAGCGTCGCGGACAACACCGCGCAGGTGTCTCAGATCATCGACCGGCGCGGGTTCGACAGCCTGACTTTCGTGATCGCGTTGGGTTCGCTCGTGGACGCGGATGCGACGTTCACCGTGCTGGTGGAACACGACGACGCGGCCGGTTTCGGCACGGCGACGGCGGTGCCGGCGTCGGAACTCGTCGGAACGACAACGCTGGCGTCGTTCCAGTTCGATGACGACCACAAGTGCAGGAAGATCGGCTACGTCGGCAACAAGCGATACGTGCGGATGACGATCACGCCGGCGAACAACTCCTCGTCGGCGTTGATCGCGGCGGTGGCAATCCTCAGCCATGCGGCGCAGCAGCCGCTGAGCAACCCGCCGGCCTGAACCTGGTGAGCCCGCCGGGCTCGCGGCTGGCGGGCTTTCCTCACGTCTGACACGCGAAAGGGGGGCGCGGAATGGCATTCCAGTTCAGCACGGCCGTGCGCAACGCGGCGCTCGACGCGATCGAGAGCACGATCGGCACCGCGCCGACGCTGGAAATTCGCAGCGGAACGGTTCCGGCAAACTGCGCTGCGGCGGATAGCGGCACGGTGCTCGCGACCATGACGCTGCCGAGCGACTGGCTTGCAGCGGCTTCGGGTGGCAGCAAGTCGCTGCTTGGCACATGGCAGGACGCAAGCGCGGACGCGACCGGGACGGCGGGTCATTTCCGCATCAAGAACTCTGGCACATGCCACATGCAGGGCACGGTGACGGCGACTGGCGACGGCGGTGATATGACGTTGGATAACACGTCAATCGCCAGCGGGCAGCAGGTGACGATCACCAGTTTCACCCTGACTGCTGGCGGCGCGTGACGCATGAAGCCCGAGCAGCGTGCCGCGCTGACGGCGCGGATCGCGGTTGCCGAGGTCGCCACGCTCAATGAAGCCGAGGCGGCGGATGCGCTGAATGCGCCCGGCAGCGGCAGCGGCACGACCTGGCAGGATGTGCCGACGGCGCTGGTCTATCGTCGCCTGCTGATTGACGGGGCGCCGGGCGCAGGCGGCGTCAGCGCGTGGGGGCTGCTGGAACTGAACAGCCGCCGCGCGCCTTCAACGGCGTTCACGACCGCAGCCAGCGCGCCGAACGCGCAGGATCAGATCGTCGCGCACATGGCGACACTCGTGCGATGGGTGCAGAGCTTCCCGACCATCGAAGCGACGGATCCTGATGTGCGCGCGCGCTTCGCTGCCATACTCGGTGCGCTGGTGACCGGCGGATGGATTTCCGCCGCCACACGGGATGCAGTGATCGCATTGGCGCAGCGGCCCGCATCCTGGGCCGAGGAGAACGGCTTTCCGCGCGGCGTGACGGCGCGCGATGTCGGCCTGGCGCGGGGGGCGAAGTAGATGGCGACCGCGAAATGGGCCACGCCGGGTTCCCTCAGCAGCAATATCGCGGGCACCACGCTCAACAGCCTGGCGAATGGTTCGACTTCGGCCTTCGTCACTTACGACAACAGCAGCAACCTTGATCTCTATGCGTCGGTGACGGTGCTGCTCGGCAGCATCACGCCGACGGCAGGCGGCAGCATCACGCTGCGGGTGTATGCGTCCGACGGCACCAATGTGCCGGACGACACCGGCAGCGTCGGCGGCGGCGAGACCTACACGCATCCGCTGACCACCAGCGCCAGCGCGAAGAAGGTGGTGTTTCCGATGGTGCGGCTCTACCCGTTCAGCCTGCGCTTGCAGGTGACAAACAATGCCGGCGTGAGCTTCGCGGCCAGCGGCAACGCGCTGCATGTGCGGCCCTACAACGAGAGCGTCGCGTGAATGCCGCGCGGCGTCTCCCGCCTTGATGAAGCGCGGCATCAACGCCGGCTGTGGACGCCGGCGATGCTTGCCGGCGGACTGAGGGCTTGGGCTGATTTCGGCGACATCCCGCTGCTCGGTCTGACGGGCGGCGAAGCCCGCGCGGTGCGGGACAAGGGCCGGATGGGCACATGGGCCTATGTGACATCTGGGCCGACCTACAGCGCCTTTGCCTTGAACAACCGCCCGGCGGTTTCTTTCGGGGTCGCCCCCAGCCTCGTGTCCGATACCGCGACTGATTGCACCCCGCCGCTTGTCGCGACAGTCATCGTGTCGCTCAGCGAAGCGACGCAGGGCTACGGCCGCGTTCTCGGCATCGCCGCAACCGACGTGGACGATTATGGAAGCACATCTGCTTGCGCGCTGATCCTGCGAAATGTCTGGAACCACCAAATCACCATTTACTACAACGGGGCAGCGCGGGCCACTGCCGCATATACTTTCGACACGCCGCACATTATCAGCGTCGAAATCAGCGCGGCCGGGGCTGTCACGATCTATATTGATGGCGTTTCCGCCGCCACGGGCAGCGGCATCACGA